TCCATATCCTTCAATAATTTGTTGAATGGTATCTGCTAGGGTAGACATTTCAGAGTGAATATGCTTATTTTCTTCATTTACTAATTCTTGTACTTTTTCTCTGAGTTCCTCCTCTGTTTTAGCATATACTTTACGATTCTTCTTATACTTATTTCAAATTCAGTATTTTCCAAACTTTCGTTCTGGATCAGTATCATCAATATAATGCACAATTCTAGGATTATTAATATATTTATCCACAGTAACTGTATTTCTCTGTACCTGAGTTTCTACTGCATAATTAGGAACAAATCTAGTCATTGGTTCCTGAATTGAGTTTATAAGATCAATATCATCAAGTAAAGTTTTTACTGGAAGAATAGTATTTATAGTTTCTGTATATGGAGCATTGGGATTTACTTTTATTTTAGTAAAATCAATATAAGCATCATCTAGCTTATTGATAGTTCCGTCTTCATTATATTCTGGATCTATCTTAATGGGGACAATGTTTGTTTCTCCAACAGTAATGCCATATTGTGCTAGAATATTCTTATATATTCCTAACTGATATCCCGCAGAACGTTTTTTAGTAGAGTGCCATGTAGTTGATCCTTGTATGTTCCTAGTATCCTCTCATATTCCCACTTCTTTTCTGGAAACTTTAAAATCATAAATATGAGCGAATCCCCTCTGGTCAATAACTAACATATCAATTCTACCATTAATACTTTTAATCCCTTCTGATTGATATGCTTCATGAATTTTATCTGATATTATAGGAACTTCTGTTAAGATTTTAGCATTTTTACCATATTTAGATTTAATGTCTTCAATAAAAGATTTAAATTCTTCAGTTAAACGTAATACTTGTTCTTCACTCAAATTAATTGGTTTAAATGTAGTATTATTAATAATACTTTCAAATAAGGAATGTATTTCGGTACCATAATCAGTTAATTGAGCTCAAGACTTTTGTAACTTTTCTAAATATGAATCAATTTGAGGTTTAGTCATTCCTTCTACACTTAATCTTTCTCTTTCTTTTTTTAAGAAATCATTTAAGTTAAAAGGAGGAACTAATTCCTTTTGCATATTAGAAGGGTCTCCATTAGATGTAATAAATCTAGTAGTACCTATTGAGTCAGGAATCTTAAGTATAGTTTCTGAATCTCCATCATCATTTATAATTACAGATTCTATGGAAGCATTTTTAACTTTACTTGTAATAACATTTACCTTTTCTATGGTACTATCCATAGGATTAATTTGAAAAGTTAAATCTGATTCGTTTATTTGATAATCTGCTAATTTACTTGATAAGAAGTTGTCCAGCTCCATTTCGGAGCTGAACTTTATCTTCTTACCGTTTATTGTAGTTTCATATGTACATTCCATTATTTACAATCCTCTTTAATAATATTATCTTTGATGAGCTTATTTTTAAGCGTAGCTATCTTTTGAGATACCTTATAATTCTCTATTAATGTCTCTCCTAATGATGGTAGAATATCAGATTTTATAAATGATTTAAATTCTGGAGATACAAGATTCAGAGCATCTATTACAACATCATAATCTACTCCTCCTAATCCCTCATTATATGCCCGCTCAATTAAAGTTGCTAGAACCTCTTCATCAAAATCAGATCCTCTTTTATTTTGATATTCAGGCATCTCTCTCATATATTTCCAAGTACCTGTATTTCTAACTCTACTTAGTACTGAATAGTATTCATTAGGACTATTCACTTTAGCATCTGCTAAATATAAATGGCTAAATTCATGGACTACTGTATCATCTTCAGCTCTACATTAATGTAAATTTCACCGTTCTTCACAAATCCCCTAGCATTCCTGGTAGTAGAATCTTCATTAACTAAATCAGAGTCAGTAACTATATGAAGTCCCCTTAGGTTAGCTTCCTTAATTATTGTTATAAGTTTTGATTTAGTTGAGGGATTAGTTTGATAATAATAATTATTATCAGTATTATTTGTTTCTTTATTTAATATATCAGCTAATGCTCTAGCTTGACTTACTCTTGTTGTGGCGAACTTGTCAGTAAGAGTTTTGCTATAAGATTTTATCCTTAGCTCATCCATTAGCTCAGAATTCTGTCTTGCCCATTCTTGCCACAATGGTAGATAACCTACATAATAACTGAAATCCTCCATATCTTCCTTAGTAAGTTCTGTAACTTTAGTATTATATAGCTTATTCCAAAAATCATTTGGAAATTTATGTTTCCAAGCTAGCCAAACAGGAAGTCCCTCAGGGTCTTTTTCATATAAATCAACAATAGAACCTCTAGCTGGAGCCTTGCCTTTACTACTTTTCTTAATAACTTTTTGATATACATCTTCAATAGTCATTCCAGAAACATCAACACCATCTATAATAGTACCTTCTTTAAAAGTAGCATTAAGAGCAGAGAATCTACTATCACCTTTAGTTGAAACTTCATATGAATTATCCGATGTTCTTGCTCAAGCAACTAATTGCTTCTCATTGGAATCTTGATTATCAGCTAATTCCTCATATTGAGCTTCCTCAATATCCTCTTCTAAAGGAGCTTCTTTAAATCCAATATCAGAATCTATATCATCTACAATAGGAGTTGATTCTACTAAATTAAACCTAATACTATTTTCTTCTGTTCTAAATTTATTAACTAAGTCTTCAATATTTTGACTATCAATTCAGCTATTAAAATCATAGATAAGTAAATCTTCATTACCAGATGATACTAAGTCTTCAAATATCCTAGTCATAGAATTAGGACCGAACTTATCTTGATTAACAATTAAGTTGTATAGATAAAACATATCCACTAAGTTCATATCAATACCACTTACTTTAATCTTATTAAGGTTATTAAAAGCATATAATGCTTCTTCATATAAAGCTCTAGTCTTCTGAGTGTTATCAACTTGAACCATATTAAGTGGTAGCTTATAGAATGGAACTCCTTGTCTTAGTCCAAAAGTTAATAGCTGAACAAACTTATTATCTTTCAACTTATCCTTTAATAAAGGAATAGCGTAGTTTTCAACATAACTTCTAAACTTGTTAATATTATTTTCATTATCTAATCTTAACATATAAGGAGCTGGATTCTTAGGACTAGCAGGAACATTTATTTCAATTCCTTTACTAATAATCCAAGATCTAATAAGATACTTATCTATTTGGTCTTTTATAGCTCTAATTTCAAGTTTATTTAGTGGTTTGCTTACATCCATACGAATACCAGCAAAGTTTCGACTAAGTTGATTTAGAATTATATCTTCCAATCTATTTCTAGATGATAAACTATTAAGAACACTCTTGTTAATTGCAAGAACATTAAACATTTCTCTAAAATGAGGAACTGTACTGATTACTTCCAAGATATTAAAATTAACCTTATTTTGTTCGTATTTTTCAATACTTTCCTGTTTATAGATTGGGTCAGTAATAAATCTAACTAAGTCAAAAGATTGCCAGATATTAGCCATTTCTCTTCTAGACTTAAAGTAATCTTGTCTAGCCTTTATAGCTTCTTTAGGTTTACCTAATTTAGCTTCTAAATCTCCATGTCTAATATTACCATTTATATCTTCATATATTAAATTATATTTATTATAGAAATTATATAATGGAGACCCTTCTTCTAATTCTGGATATATTTTCTGTAATCTTCTCTCCTCTTTTAATATTTCTTTCTTTTCAGGAGTTAGTCAGGTTTTTTCTAACTCTTTTTCAATTCTTAAGTACTCTTCTTGCTCTAATATTTGTCTATTAAATCTACTTTCAATATATTTTTCAATAGATTTAACATAACTATATAAATCAGAAGTATTAGTAGGAAGACCTTGATTAATTTTAAGTATCTTTCCTAAGATACGTACTTCATCCGCAGATATAACTTTATCCAGCAATTGTAGATATTTCTCTTTTTTCTTTCCTTCAGAGGTATATGCTTTATCAGCAACATAACGAACTTTATCATAGTTCTGTTCATCACTAAACATACTAGTGGTAAAATCGTTTACTAGTTCGGTTATATCATCATCAAGCATTAGATTACCCACCTCATTTAATGATTCACCTAACATAAGAGAAATAGTGTAAATATCTACCCAATTTGTATCTGCATTAATCTTTTTAAGAACTAATTCTTTAGCATTCAATTTTGTTACGAACTTATCGTTCCCATAAGTTCTCTCATAGTTTCCCATGAGTTCAGACTATATCTTATCCTATATAGGATCTCCGCACTTCGAACTTACTTAAGTTCTACTCTACTCTGTCATTTCTGCATTTCGATAGTCGTTGAACTTTCTTCCTATTTAGGAAGCTTAGTAACGGATTGCCCAATATTTAAACTTATTACTATCTCTAAGTGGTTAGCTTAGCCACTACTATATTACTACAATAGCTTAGTATTTAAATCTCTAAGGGTGTTCCCGTTTTCACGGAGTTGACAGACAATGTAACTCACTGATAATCAGTAAGTTAGATACTATCTGTAGCTGCATTAAGCAGCTCTCCAAGTACCATAGATTGATCATCCAAAGCATCTTCATAACTTATTACCTGTGCTAGAGTTTGTCTAATATCTTCAGGAGTATTTTCAGGTAAACTTTCAAACACTTCCATATTAACGTTAGCCAATGTTATTAGTCTATCATTATGAATAAATGTATATCTTTTTAACATTTCTCTAGCTGTATCAAAGTTACCAGTTTGAATTGCTTCATTAATCTCTCTAAACCTAGTATTATATACGTTGCTTAAAGCAAAGAAACTTTTTAATGCTGTAGCAACATTACCAATAACTGCCTTACCAACCATATTTTGAATCTGCATTAAGTACTTACTTGCTGGATTATAAGGACTCATATATTTAGCAGATTCTCCCATCTTAGATCTTTTAGCAAGACCTTGCATTCGGTCAGTAGTTACTGGCATTGTTAAGTTAATTTGGTTTCTAGGATTAAGAATAACATTAAATATACCATCTACAACTCTATTTCTTAATGCATCAGCTCGTAAATAAGGTGCTGCATTTTCATCAGTATTAATACGACCATTAGATGATACAGAATAACCTAAAACATAGCTTTTATCTATATCATAATCACTACCTTGTAACCATGTTTGGTTAGATGGAACAAAAATTTCGTTTGTTTCACTATCAGTAAATGTTACAACTTCTACAGGCATGAATGATTGCATAGACTGACAAGGGATACGTGTGCCAACAAAATATAAACTCTTCTCAAAAGATTTATATTTATTTTCTGCTAATTTTCTAATTTGTTTAGTTCAATTATAATCTTGATTTTCAGCTAATGCTCGAATTATTTCAAGTTTATCATTAAATTCAGCAATATTACTAGTAGTATACTTTCTACTTCCAGTTGGTCGGTAAGTTAATTGAATAGATGTTCCTTCTCCAAACTCTTCTTTTACTAAGTCAATATAGTTATCAATCCTGTAGTTTCTATGAGTATAGGTAAACATCTTAGAATTTTCTAGTTCTTTTAACCTATCTACTGAATCAATAATAACTACATTATGCTGAACATTATCAGAATCAGTATATTTTAAGAATTGTTTTCCTTCAGAAGAGCAGATTTCATTACCATTAAAGTATACGGAACCGTCAATAATCTTATAATCAGAATCTAAAGATGAATTAGTAAATAGTTCATTAACCTTAGGATTTCTAAGTTTAACATATAACTTATTTCCTGCTCCATCAAATAAAGTTCAATCATAAGTTAACTCATCTGCATTATCATAGAAATTGTAGTAGCTTTCAATTCTATTTATAAAGAACTCTGGACCTTGTTCCTTAATTTTAGCAATAGAATCGCCAGGAAGTAATCCTAACTCTTTAGCATAAAGCTTACCCATAATAATCTGTGCTGGGATAACTTTACACTCTGTAGCATTTAACATTAATCCTCCCCAATCAATGGGCTTACCATCAGCTAAATTATTAAGAACAGATTGCTGCTTTTTAATTAAAGCTTTTTTAATATTAGGAATATATTTTGTAAATGAAGTTTTTTCCGTAAATCCGTTTGGCATAAATGGAGTAATTTCATTTACTATAAGTTGTAATCTGTTATTGACTATATTCTCTATAACATTTTCATCAGCTCTTTCATTAGGTATTGATTTTATCACTTCACTACGTAACTCATCTCTGAGGGTTTCTATATTAGTAGCACTGCTGTCGCTTTCAATAAAATAATGAAGTACTTGAGCATAAGGACTTTCAAACATACTGTATTTACGCCCATTAGCAACAAAAGTAGTATCTGATCCTTTAAGATTTTTCGCTTTAGTTGTTCATCTACTCATTCGTCCAGGTTCATATAATCGGTAGTATATATATTTATCATAATTATCTATTTTATCTATTTTTACTACTTGATTATTTTCTCCTCAGACAATAATAGTATCCTCAAAATCTACTGGGTTATCTGGAGTAATATCATCAATAAAAGGATTTACAACTACATTTCCATTTGTGTCAACAACAAAAACTTTATTTATAGCGTCGTCTACAGTCATTCTCTCATAAGTTGTACCTCTTGTAGTCTCTG